AGACAGTTACCAAAAACAAATCAATTTCAGCAAGCAGGATCCACTGCTGCATTAAGAAATAAGTTTAATATTTTTGTTCCTTATAGCGTTTCTTTTCAATTAAGTATATACGCTAAAAATCAAGATGACGCATTACAAATTGTAGAACAAATCTTACCATACTTTAATCCGCAATATACATTAACACTGAAGCCTTTTGAAGATTATCCAGATATTAAAGAGGATGTTCCAATTGCTTTAACTGGTGTAGATTTTACTGATGATTATGAAAGTCCATTAGAACAACGTAGAACTATTATATACACTCTATCATTTGATATGAGAGTTAATTTCTATGGACCAATCTCAGAATCTGGTGTAATTAAAACTGCGATAAATAATATCTATGAGATTGATAGAGGCTTGGCAGATTCAGATCTACAAGTTGCATCATTTAGAACTCGTCCAGATCCATTTAATGTTTCGGCAGATAGCGATTTTGGATTTGCTGATTCTTCAGATTATAATTACTTATTTGATTTTGATAGTGCATAACAATGACAGATGATAAAGATAATACAGCAGATAATGATTTTGAATATGCTAGAAGAAATTACCATGACTTACTAGCAAAAGGTACAGATGCTCTAGAAGAGATGATGGAGGTTGCAAGAGCGACCGAGCATCCGAGAGCATTTGAAGTATTTTCTAATATGATGAAACACGTTGCTGATATTAATGGCAATCTAATAGATCTTCATAAGAAACATAAAGATTATAATAAAGAAGAGAAGCCAGCGGAACTTGCGGGTCCAACTACAAACAATTTGTTTATTGGTTCCACCAGTGATTTACAGCGTATGCTTTTAGATAATGATAAGGAAAATGTAGTTGACATTAGCGATTACAAGAAAGATGAGTGACAATTATAACGGTAACATTAACGTTAAGAGAGACGGTGTTACACATAATTACACAAAAGAAGAACTTCTAGAATACACAAAGTGTATGAAGGATCCAACATACTTTGCAATTAATTATTGTAAAGTGATTTCTCTTGATCGTGGATTAGTTCCATTTAAGTTATATCCATACCAAGAGAAAATGTTCGATCACTTTAACGATCATAGATTCTCAATCGTATTAGCATGTCGGCAATCTGGTAAATCTATTTCTTCTGTTGCTTATCTACTGTGGTTTGCATGTTTCCATCCAGAAAAAACAATTGCCGTTTTGGCAAACAAGGGTGCGACTGCAAGAGAAATGCTAGCACGTATTACTTTGATGCTGGAGAATCTACCATTCTTTTTACAACCTGGAACTCGAGCATTAAACAAGGGTTCTATTGAATTTAGTAATAATAGTAGAATCATTGCTGCAGCCACATCAGGTTCTTCTATTCGTGGTATGTCTGTGAACTTACTATATCTTGACGAATTTGCATTTGTTGAAAGAGCTGCTGAGTTCTATACATCCACATATCCTGTTATCTCATCCGGTAAAGATACAAAGGTTATTATTACATCAACCGCAAATGGTATTGGTAATATGTTCCATACAATTTGGGAAGGTGCAATGCAAGGCACGAATCAATTTAAGCCATTTAGAGTTGATTGGTGGGATGTTCCAGGACGAGATGAAGAATGGAAGCAGGCCACAATATCAAATACATCTCAATTACAATTCGATCAAGAATTTGGTAATACATTCTTTGGAACAGGTGATACTTTAATTAGCGCTGATTGTTTATTGGAACAAAGAGCCGGCGAACCTATTCGAATCTTAGAAGGTGGTAGTGTTCTGATTTATAAAGAACCAGAAAAGAATCATCAGTATGTTATGACTGTGGATGTTTCGAAGGGAAGAGGACAGGACTATTCGACATTTAATGTGATCGATATCAGTACTAGACCTTTTGAACAGGTTGCTGTTTATCGCAATAATACTATTTCTCCAATACTCTTCCCAAATGTTATTTATAAATATGCGAATGTTTATAATGAATGTTATGTTGTGGTAGAAGCAAATGACCAAGGTAGTCTTGTAACAAATGGTTTATATCATGAATTAGAATATGAACATCTGCATATGGAATCTCTGATTAAAGCTGATAGGCTTGGTGTGGAGATGAATCGCAAAGTAAAACGTATTGGTTGTTCTGCAATTAAAGATATACTGGAAGCAAATAAACTTATAGTGCGAGACACACAGACAATATTAGAAATGTCTACCTTTGTTGCTCGTGGTCAATCCTATGAGGCGTCAGAAGGTAACCATGATGATCTAATGATGAATTTAGTTATGTTTGGTTATTTCGCTATTGGTAATTCCTTTGAACAAATTACAGAAGTGTCGTTAAAAGAAATGATGTTTAAACAAAGAATGGAAGAGATTGAAGCTGACGTTCTTCCATTTGGATTTGTTGATGACGGTTTAGATGCTGTAGAACAAGAAGAAAATCTAATAAATGGTAGGCCGTGGTATGAAGACGTCGGCTCTATGTACTAAAAATATAAAAATTATAAATACAAGTAATTGAATATCCGTATAATGATAACACATAATTCGATTACTGGAAAAGGAAACAAATATGGCAATTGGTGCACCTTCAGAATCTCCAGCTATTGTCGTCAAAGAAGTTGATCTTACAGGCGGTGTGCCTAATGTACAGACAACTACTGGCGGTATGGCAGGAGCATTTCGCTGGGGTCCAGTAGAAACTCCAACACTAGTTCAAAACGAAGCAGAACTAGCTGAAGAGTTTGGATCGCCTAGCGACAGCTTTGCTGTAGACTTCTTGTCTGCTGCATATTTTTTAAGATATTCCAATGCATTGCAAGTTGTAAGAGCTATTGATTCAACAGGTAAAAATGCCTGTGATAGTTCAGACGCTGCTACTCTTATCAAAAATAGAGATGCATGGGATAACGGAACATTTTCAACAGGACGTGTTTTTGCAAAATACCCTGGTGAATTAGGAAACTCACTACAAGTTGTTTGGTCAGATGGCACAAACTGGTCAGGTTGGAACCCAACTTATGCAGGCCAATTTGATGCTGCTCCATCTGGCGAAGAACATCACGTTCTAGTTCTAGACCAAGATGGCGTAATTACTGGAACTGCTGGTACAGTTCTAGAAAGATACCCATTCGTGTCTGCCACAGCCGGCGCTACGAATGCTGATGGTTCAAGCAACTATATGAAAGACGTCATTAACAGAGGATCAAACTACATTTGGATGAACGAAGTTGTTGATTCAACTGGTTCTTATTCTCTTACAGGCGGGACAGTTGGTTCTACTCCAGGTACTGACGACCTTCAAACTGCGTATGACGAACTTGAAGATAAAGATACAATTTCTCTAGACTTTTTGATCGCACCAGGTATGACTAGTGCTACTGATCAAGAAACTATGGTTGATGATCTAGTTACAACTGCAGGCACAACACGTAAAGATTGTGTTGTTGTTACATCTCCTGCGAAAGACTCTGTTGTAGGTAATGCTGATCCTGTTACAGCCACAGTTGCTGATGCAGCTGATTATACATACAGTTCATATCTATTTGTAGATAACAACTGGTTAAAAGTGTATGATAAATATAACGATAAATACGTTTATATTCCAGCAGCTTCTTCAACAGCTGGTATCATGGCAGCTTCAGATGCAAACAGCGCTCCTTGGTTCTCACCAGCCGGTTCACGCCGCGGTGCATATCTTGGTGTAACATCGCTTTCTTATACACCAACTAAAGCTCAAAGAGATACGTTGTACAAAGCAGGTATTAACCCAATCGCAAATCTACCAGGACAAGGTATTTTGCTTTACGGTGATAAAACACATATGAATAGACCAAGTGCATTCGATCGTGTAAATGTACGTCGTCTATTTAATGTCGTAGAAAGAGCAATCGCTCTGGCAGCACGCAACACATTGTTCGAATTAAACGATGAGTTTACAAGAGCAGAGTTTGTGAATATCGTAGAACCGTTCCTAAGAGAGATCAAAGGACGTCGTGGTATTACAGACTTCCGTGTGGTATGTGATGAGACAAACAACACTCCAGCTATCATTGATAGAAACGAGTTCGTTGCTAACATCTTCATCAAGCCAGCACGTTCAATCAACTACATCACTCTAAACTTTGTTGCTGTTAGATCTGGTGTCGACTTCGAAGAAGTCGCTGGACTACAGGTATAAGGAGATAAAAGATGGCAGTTTTAGGCGTAGATGATTTTAAAGCAAAACTTCGCGGTGGTGGTGCACGCCCTAATTTATTTAAGGCAACTATCAACTTCCCAGGTTATGCAAACGGTGACGTAGAACTATCCTCATTCCTATGTGAGGCAGCTCAGTTACCAGCGTCGACAATGGGTACAATTATTGTTCCTTTCCGTGGTCGTCAATTAAAAATGGCTGGTGATCGTACATTCGATGTATGGACACCAACTATCATTAACGATACTGACTTCAGCATCCGTAATTCTTTGGAGCGTTGGATGAACGGTATGAATGCACACAGTGCAAATACTGGTCTAACAAATCCTGTGGATTATGAAGCTGACTTAGTTGTTGAGCAATTGGACAAAGATGGTTCAACATTAAAAACATATAACTTTAGAGGTTGTTTCCCAACTGCGATTAGTCCGATCGATGTTACCTATCAGGCAACAGATGAAATCGAACGATTCACAGTGGAATTCCAAGTACAATACTGGGAATCAGCGACTACTTCTTAAGTATATAAATATAGTAAAGAGAGGCTGGAAACGGCCTCTCGCCACTTTAATATTAGGATAAAATATGGCTGAGAGTACTGGATTAAGATTATTCGGCTTTGAAATTAAAAGAGCTAAAGATACATCGGCTGAGAAGTTGCAATCAATTGTTCCACCGACAGATGATGACGGTGCAGGATACGTTACGGCTTCAGGCTCACATTATGGAACATATGTTAACCTAGGAGAAGGTGATCATTCAAAAGATAATCACCAGAATATTAGGCAATATCGTGCAGTAGCAATCCATCCAGAGGTTGATGCAGCAATCGAGGATATTGTTAATGAATCTATTACTAATAACGAAGGTTCACCGGTTTCACTAATCTTAGATGATGTCGAAGGACTAAGTGACCAGCTTAAAAAGGTAATAAACGAAGAGTTTGATAGCATTTGTTCTATGCTAAAGTTTACTGACCTGGGTCACGATATCTTTAGACGTTGGTACGTAGATGGTAGAATCTATCACCACTTGGTAGTAGATGAAAAGAATCTAAAGGCAGGTATTCAAGAGATTAGACCAATCGATGCCTCTAAGATCCGTAAGGTCAAAGAAGTTAAAAAGAAAAAAGATCCTGTTACTGGTGCGACACTTGTTGAAAATGTAAACGAATTTTATATTTACCAAGAAAAGCCAGGACAGCAAGCCCAAGGTATTAGACTAAGTAACGACTCAGTGTCATACGTAACCTCTGGACTTTTAGATGAAACTAGAAAGAAAGTAGTTTCATACCTACATAAAGCACTAAAGCCTATTAACCAATTGCGTATGATGGAAGACTCGCTAGTCATTTACAGACTGGCTAGAGCACCAGAGCGTAGAATTTTCTATATTGATGTTGGTAACCTACCACGTGGTAAAGCAGAGACATATATGAAAGATATTATGGCTCGTTACCGTAATAAACTAGTATACGATGCCAACACTGGTAATATCAGAGACGATCGTAAGCATATGTCAATGCTTGAAGACTTCTGGTTACCACGTCGTGAAGGTGGTCGTGGTACAGAGATTACCACACTTCCTGGCGGCGAAAATCTAGGTCAGATCGACGATATTCTTTACTTCCAGAAAAAGCTATAT